AAAATGTTGCTCTGGTGTTTGTAAAGCAATACAAACAGATGAATCTAATTGTGGTGATTGTGGAGCAACTTGTTCTGACACTCAAACTTGTTGCGGAGGTGTTTGCGTACTGACATCTACACTCCAGACAGATGAATCTAATTGTGGTGATTGTGGAGTAACTTGTTCTGGCACTCAAACTTGTTGCGGAGGTGTTTGCGTACTGACATCTACATTCCAAACAGATGAATCCAATTGTGGTGATTGTGGAGTAATTTGTGCTACTGGTGGAAAATGTTGCTCTGGTGTTTGTAAAGCAATACAAACAGATGAATCTAATTGTGGTGATTGTGGAGCAACTTGTTCTGACACTCAAACTTGTTGCGGAGGTGTTTGCGTACTGACATCTACATTCCAAACAGATGAATCCAATTGTGGAATGTGTAGACTTGAATGTGATTTTCCTTCAGAAATTTGCGTAAATGGTCATTGTGTTCCAAATTGCGATCCTATATGTTCAACCGCAGAAACTTGTTGCGGACTTGATGGTTGCAAAAATCTCAGCATTGATTCAGCCAATTGTGGTACTTGTGGAAATGCTTGTTCTGCTGGTAAAACTTGTTGTGGTGGAGTATGTAAAAATCTTAACACTGATGCGACTAATTGTGGCACTTGTGGTAATGTTTGTGCGTCTGGAGAAACTTGCTGTGGTGGTATCTGCAAGAATCTCAGCACTGATGTGGCTAATTGTGGAGCTTGCGGAAATGCTTGTGCTGCAGGAGAAACTTGTTGTGGTGGTATCTGCAAGAATCTCAACACTGATGTGGCTAATTGTGGAGCTTGCGGAAATGCTTGTGCTGCAGGAGAAACCTGCATAGATGGCACTTGTTCGCCAACTCCATTTACTTTTAAATTAAAATTTTTAGCTTATGACTGTGGTAGTAATTTTTACACCGACAATGGATTACTCGCCAATGGAACAATGTCTCTTAGTTTAACCCTTAGTGGATTGGTAGGGTTTGCTACAACAATCACAAATAGCACAGAATATCAAACCATTATTGTTACGAATTTAGTTCCCTATGGTGGGTCTTTTACATTTACTTTTTCTGCAATGACCAATAATGGCTTAGCTTCTGGCGGACCAGTTACAATAACTAGAAGTGTTGGTCAAAATTCAAGTCTACATAATGTATCGGTAGCTCATAATATGTCATGCTAAGACAAAATATTTTGTTGCATTCTAATCTTTAAATGCAACAAATCTGTTTCTAACAAAAAGTAAATTTATAAAAAACCCACAAAAAGCAGACAAAATATTACTTACATAACAAAATGTTTGATTTTCAAGTGGATTTACAAGAAATGAAATTATTAAAGAAAACCAAAAGCTACTACATTCATGGCATAGCAATGGCTTTCGAATATAAGGAATTCTGGCTATAAAGTTTCTAAATGGGGTCGAAACTTCAGTATCTGTCCAAGCGTATGTAACGCCAAGACAGACAATCAAATAAATTAAAAAAATCATAAAAAGTACACCCAAATATAATCAAACTCTCTAACAACAGAAAAACTTCTAAAAACTTTTCCGGCAATTGTTCTGTTGAACTGATTCCAAGGCTCGTCACCAAGTTGAACCTTAAAAACCTTACCACCAATTTGATTATCAACTCTTCTAGCTTTAATTGCATCTAATTCTTGCTTAATAGCAGATTTGTCTTTGTAATACTTTTCTAGAATATCTGGAGTTGTTATAATTTTATCATTAAAAAACTTAGCAACTTTTCCTCTACAAGAGCAGTTTGAATTAGTTTTCAATGTTGTCAAATCAGCAAGGATTTCTGGGAAATCTGCTTTCATTGTGTTAAATGTTTCTTCATCCCTAATCATAATGTGAATTAAATCTGGCATCAATGCCGCATCTATAGTTATTTTTGTTTCCATATACTAAAAATAGTTTGTTATTTTTTTTTTTTGAATAAAAAAAATAAATTTCCTTATAATTAATTGAAGTCAAAACAAATAGACCTTCCACCTCTAGCTTCACTCATGAATCTACTGAACAAAAGACCCTCATAAACAGGATCGACATCAGTTATGCGAAGACAATAACAAACGAGACTACCACATGCAGAACCACGACCTGGACCAACAGCCTGCATGCCATCTCCTCCTATGTTTTCTCTGCACCACCTCCTAGCCTCGTCAGTCATCATTTTCTGGATTAAAAAGTATGTAGAAAATCCCTTGCGTGTAATTAAACCTAGCTCCTCCTTGATCCTATCTAAATACTCTCGTGTCTTGGGAAGATTCCTTGACTTAAACCCAGCTATAACCTTTTCCTTAAGACTTTCATCACAATCTGGAAATATGGGCAATTTAAGAGATCTGTCTAGTTTGACACCATTGGCCTTCCTACATATTTCCACAGTGTTTCTTTTAGCATCACAGAATATCTCATAGGGTATGATGTCCCTATAATCAGAAAGCCACTTTGCATTAAGCTCCTCCTCTGACTTCATCCATAAGTTGGCATCTTGCAGTTCGAAAAAGTCCTGCGTAGAGTCTTCTTTTACAGCACGCTCTATCTCTTTTATAGTCCTTCCAGTCTGCACCATAAGAGTCATTCTCTGCAATCTACTATCATCCTGCTTGCAAAAATGGCAATCGTTTGTAAGTATTATTTTTAGGCCTTTTTTCTGATGTGCTTTGACAATAAACTCATCGTATGGTTTTTGCTTATTGAAATCTAAAAGCATAATCTCAAGAAAATAATTATCTTTACCAAACATGTCAACATACCTATCTATAACCTCCATAGCTGCATCTTCACCAGAAGAGTTGAATGCCCGACCTACCTCGCTGCTATAACAACAACTTGTGAAATAAATTCCTTCTTTATATTTTTGAAGTTGCTCATAATTAACTCGTGGCTTCTTATAAAAACCTTTGGTCCACCCCCAAGAAGTAAGCCTAACAAGATTTTTGTAGCCAATATCACTATGAGCTATGGCAAGAAGGTGAGGACTTACACGAAGTTCAGCAAGTTCACTTGGCGAAAGATTTTTGGAGAACTTCTGAACATCCTCAAGACAAGATGTTTGTGGCTGCAATCTATTTACATAAAGTTCAGCAGCAAATATTGGGCTGACTTTATCCTTGCCAAATTTATCGCAAATCAGATCACACGCTCGTATCTGCCTTGGAACTGCTCCCATCATACCATGGTCGCTTATGGTCAAGAAATTTTGATTAATTTGTGTGGCACGAATTGAATATTCTTCAACAGTTCCTATTCCGTCAAGTAAGGAAAAATCACTATAACTAGTGAAGGTGGAGATGTTCAAACCCGACAATCTCCACCTTCATATTCCCATCCTTTTTTTCTTGCATTTTTAAAACTCCTCAATGCAAGACAATATAAACAAATTAGTTGCGATTTGCAATAGTATTTATTTTTTTGAAGCTGTCCTAGAATTATCATCTACGGAACTATTTTTCCATTTTTCAAAATCATCAGAAAGCGATTTTGCTTGAAGATCAAGCTCTTTTGTCTTGATCTGCACTTGTTCATAATATTCCTTGAGATTCTGTTTTATCTGCTTTTTTTCCGCATGAATCAAAGCAATACTTTGAGAAAACAAAACAAATTCATCAGAAAGCAACCAATCCATATCAGTCTCCTTTAAAACAACCTATTTCTTTGATTTTACTCGAACATTATCTGGGTCACTGTCAAAACACTCAAAAACAACATCTCCACCTTCATGCCCCTTAGTAAAAAGATAGACATCGTTTTGCCAAATGAATCTAAGAGCAGTAAGAACATCACGAACATATGGTTCATAAAGAGACCTTCCTTCGAACTTATGTTCTAACATCAAGTATCCCTTTCCACGATAATTTGGTTCTGTAAGCCTTATATCTGGAAGACCTCCATTGACATGCTTGGCCATAAGCATGTTTTTAATTTTCTTGTAATCATGACTTGCAAGTATAGTGTCGCCATTGTAGGTTTTGTTGTGTTCAAAATACTCTTGTTCTCTACAGAATTCCTCTGTAAAGAATTCATGAATAAATGTCAAGTCATCGTGGTACTTGCGTGCCTCGAAAATCTTATCTTTACCAAGCATCGCCTTAGTATCCCAGCTACTTTTCTTGCTAAAGTCCTTGCATTCGTCCCATTCCGAACCAAACCTTCCTTTGTCCCATCTATTCCTTATGTCGCTAAAAAGATTGAATCCAAGCTTATATGGATTAGTTGAATACTTGCCACCGAGAACACTCATCTTATGGGCTGCATAATCAATTATGCCAGAATCATGAGATTTTTGACCAAGACCAACATAACCTTGTTCTGCCATGATGATATGATCAGTCATGGAAGCCCATCCTTCATTTAATACCTTAGTTTGTCTTTGAGGATAAAAATACATAGACTCCTCGTATATCATAGACATTATGTCTTGCTGCCATGGTTTCAATGGTGCATTGTCACGCAAAAAACCAAAAACATCCTTTACAGGTTCAATAAATAATCCTAATTCATCAGCCAACTCTAAGTCTTTAACTTTTTCATTTTCTTTTTCTTTAAATTCATTATTTAATTCTATGAATTTAGAATGTATATGCTGTAAGTCTTCTTTATTTATTTCATAAGCTAAAACTAAAGAAGATCCTTTAACTATGTTCTGTCCCCAATTAATATTAGATTTCCAAATTGGTTTATATTCTTGGGATTCTTTAATAATGTTTTTAAGTAAATTATCTATAAAAAAGTCTTCAAGAAAGTTATGTTTTACAGCAATCATTTAAAAGGTTGTCCTATATTCCAAACAACTAAAGAATATCTCGTTCCTTTTATAACAGGTTTAACACGATGCCATACAAAACTTGGGAAAACACATATAGAACCTCTAGGTTTTATTTCTTCACATAATTTAATAGCTTTTTCTTTGTCCGGATCATTATTTCTAAAATCAAATTCTAATTCCCCACCCTCATAATCATTAGGATCTGATAAAGAAACAGTCATAGATAATTTTCTAATTTTACCATCAAAATTTTTATTTTCATTATCTTGATACGGTTTTTCCCATGAGTCACAATGCCAATCATAATATTGATTTAATTTATATTTTGTAAATTGACATGATTCTGACCAATCCCATTCAAAGTTCCATCCAGCATTTTTATTTGCCTGATGAATGTAAGGGTGTATTTCTTTATAAATCCAATCATCATTTAACCAAACAATATTTGAATCTCTTTTCTTTTTTAAATCTTTTAAATCTTCGTCAGATAGTTTTTTATTGTCTTTTAATTTTTCAGTTTGACCACCAGTAAGTGCCAATTGTTCTTTTTTAGAATTGCCGTGTTTGATAATAGCATCACAAACATTTGTCGGTAATGCTTCCTTAAACC